ACGCTATTTATTTATTAAGGACTGGTTAGTTGCTCTTGGTGGTTATTCTCCTGCTGCTGGTGCAGCGTATGTTGGTTCACCTTCTGTATGGGCTCATCAGGAAGTAATTCCTATTGATTTAGAAACTGTATATGCTGGTACTGCCAGTACTTCTATCATTACTGGAGCCTTCTATCTTCTTGTTGTTGCTCAGAGTTACACATTTCCTTACTTTTTAGGTTCTCAAATTCGATGTTATTATGAAGATAATTAAATTAAATAAAACACATTAAGTGAATACATTTAGCATATAAATATCCCCTTGGGGATTATAGGGGGATCATATTCTCGCGTCATCTTTTAACTCCTCGCGCCACGTACATCAGGCATCGCAGATGTAGCGAGGCTTAGCCGAGCGTGCTGGGGGAGCCGCCCAGTTAGGCGGTAGCAAAAGAGCTGGTGCTGGTTGCCGGCCTAGCTCGAATTTTCGATAGAATTTTCTTTGTTAGAAATATCTCTTTTTTGTTAGAAATATCGTACAGTACGAAATATCTCCCCTCGCAGGAAGAATATCTAACGCGAGTGATTACGTGTTTAACGTAAGATATTTTTCCCCTCGCTAGCCCTCGCTTAGTACTCTGGCACTTGCCAGTACCAGTACTGGTTAATCCTGGTGAATTACGGGTATAAAGGTAGTTGGTCTCCACTTGGCGTTAATATTACCTACGCCCAGTGGAGACATGGAGACATTCCCTACACTTAACCAAGCGATACCTACCTTAGAGGAAGAGCCTCGATACCCCGGGTCTGATGTCGAAGACGATGACCTCTTGTGCCTCGAAGAGCCCCTCTCGCCTCTTGTTACTGTGCCTGCGCCTGCTAAGAAACCCTCTCGCTTCCGCCTTCAGGGCAAAAATTTTTCACTTACCTTTCCTCAATGTGATGTGAAGAAGGAGGTAGCCTCTGAAAGAATTGAACAGCAGTTCAAGGATGAAGTTAAAGGCTACGTGGTGTGTGAAGAAGCTCATAAGGATGGAACCCCCCACCTTCATGTCTTTCTTAGCTTTCATGCTAAGAAGACGTTCTGCAAAACTGATTGTTTTGACTTTATTGGGGGGAAACATGGAAATTATCAGGTAACGAAGTCAGTTAGAAGTTGGGTAGAATACGTTACTAAGGCTGGAGAATACGTAGCGAAAGGAGTGGATGTTGAGTCAATTAAAAAGAAACGAGCGCAACTCAACACGACAGTTGCGACGAGTATCATGGAGGGCAAGAGCCTATCTGAAATCAATCAGGACCATCCAGGATATGTAATGCTCAATAAGCGTAAACTCGAAGAGTATGAAAGCTGGATACAATGTATGAAAGCTAAAAAGTCCAAGATTGATTGGGTTCCGGTCCCTTTTGAGGGACTTACTGATTCCAATAAACAGATTGCGGAATGGATTTGGAACAATATTCGCAAACCTCGGAAATTCAAGGCCCCACAACTCTATATTCATGGCCCTCGGAACCTTGGGAAGACTTCGTTAGTAGAGTGGTTGGAGAAATCACTATCTGTGTACCATATGCCAACCACGGAAGAGTTTTACGACCATTACTCGGACGACTACGACCTAGTAGTCATAGACGAATTCAAAGGTCAGAAGACCTTACAGTTCATGAACCAATTTTTGCAAGGGAGCCCTATGACTATACGGAAAAAGGGCTCGCAGAGTATGAAATACAAGAATCTACCGGTAGTAATTTTGAGCAATTACACCCTATCTGAGTGTTATCCCAAAGCTGCTAATGATGGTAGACTAGATACTCTACTTGTTCGGTTGAATGTTATTGAAATTGATTCCTTTATCGATTTTTACGTAGATCGTTCAACTTTAGTTTAATTTACAAATAAAAGTTTTATTTTAACTATCAGTAAATCTTATACGGGAGTAGAAGTCATATATACACCCATTTCCTTCATCTGATATTTGAAGTACATAAATAGATCCTGTTGAGATTGAACCTATTGTGGCTCCGGTACCAGAGAATTGTTCTTCGAGATTAATTTTTCTATATCTTGATTCGTGTGTGTCATAGAAATCTCCAGCAGAGATTAATGAAGTTGTTTTAGTATATGCTCCAGTACAATGAACTATCTCGAATAAGACCTTGAATCGGTCTCTGTTGTTTAAGTTCATAGGTGACATAAAGTTTGCTGTTGCTAAGATATCTGTCACTGCAGGTGCTGCTGCATTGGCTTGTGCATCGTATACAACTAGAAATCTATTTGCTGCTCCAAGTGAGCTGGATGAAGCACCAGTGGCCATTCCCATTGATACTTTGAATAATATTGACTTTAGTGTGACTTTTCTTCCAATTCTTTGATTATAGTCTGTTCCTTGGGCTATTCCATTAAGTAATGTGACTGTTCCTGTATTTGTTACTGCAGTTGATTGAACGTTTACGTCATTGAATTTTAATTCATCTCTTCCTCGTCTGTTATATACGCCATAGAATCCTCCTGTTCTGAGAGGCGCTCTAGGAGTTCCAACCATCCGTTTTCTAAGGACTGCTGCCGCTCTTGCAACTTTGTTATTGCTTGTTGCAGTTCGTTTAGGTCTGCTGGAATATGTGATAGTTTTGACGGAGCTGCGGACCATAGTTGTTCTTTAGTTCTTTTTAAAGCTGCTCTCTTTTTGGGTGTTTTTGGATAACTGTCGTTGGTATCTTCGTTTTGCATATTTAACGATGTTACTAACCTATCAAAACTCTTTTATTGCTGTAGCGTCCAATAGGGATATTGGAGACTTTTCCTCTAAATAGTTCCTGGAAAAATATACAATATATATAGCTATTAATTTTAATTATTTTCATTTCATGGAACCTGTTCCTCAACTATTGAAATATCAGAAGAGCATTACTCAAGCGGATGCTGGTGCTATATCTTCTGCTTTAGTACTTCCTTTTGGCCGTACTGGACAAGGTACTGATTCATCTCAACGTATTGGTCGTATACAACGAACAAAAGCTATTGAAATTCGACTTGGCTTATCCTATGTTTCTGGTGCTTCTGTGGATCCTCAACGTGTTCGTCTTATCCTTGTATATGACCTTCAACGTAATGGAAGTGATCCTATTGCTACGGATATACTTCTTACTGACAACACTCTTGCTCCTATGCGTTTTGATTATCAAAGACGCTATTTATTTATTAAGGACTGGTTAGTTGCTCTTGGTGGTTATTCTCCTGCTGCTGGTGCAGCGTATGTTGGTTCACCTTCTGTATGGGCTCATCAGGAAGTAATTCCTATTGATTTA